TTAGTTACTTGTTTTGTTGTTGATACCGATAAGGTCACGCTTACGTGATACAACGATATAGTTGGACTTGTGTACTGGTGCGATACAGAACTTGACCTCTTGTGCTAACAACTCACCACACGCTAGGCAAGTGTTGTATCCGAGTTCCTTACGTTCGAACCGATAAGGCTCACCACACTTGTCACATTCTGGGTTAGGGATTTCCCTAACGAGAACTCGCTTGAGGTCATGAGGGAATTGCTTGTTACGTATTACCATGTTGATATCCTTCTGTTAGATAGATTTCTCATTATACTTTAGTATAGCATATTTCAAGTCCTGTGTCAAGGGGTACAGTCCTGTGGGTTCTAATAACGTATGGTGGTAAATAGTGGTAAGTTATGTAATGTTCCATAATGTTCCATAATGTTCCAAAGTGGGGTCGGCTAAGTGATTGATTTTATTGGAATGTTCCAATGTTCCAAAAATGGGGGAATTGAAGGGGTCTTGAGAATTTTGTGAGAATGTTCCAAAAAGTATTACGCAAAAGGTGGTCGCTCAAATGTTGTCGCTCAATTTTTTAGTTTGGAACATTATATATATATATAGAAAAAAGTTAGGGATTTCCCTAACCATATAACACTAGATACCACTATATGCCACTAGATGATACGATTTACTAATGTTCCATTTTGCATTTTTATTTTGGAACATTGTGGAACATTTGGAACATTAGGCTATACGCTCTACGCATCACTGGTATCAATCACGCTCTGTATAATAACAAGACACCCTGCGACCCATTATGCGACAACTGGCATCATATAACTGGCATCAAAAATTTGGGCATAAAAAAGCCACCCAAGTTTCCCTGAGTGGCTTGATAGTTTAGGCAGATCTTTCGATTGTATTATACAATTCTTCCATTGCAACAATCACTTGATCTTGATGTGTGAACATCTCATCGTTTTGTAATCGCTTACTTGCCTTGTCGATATCAGACATAAAGATCTCTAAAGGCGATCTTTTTTCTTTAGACTTTGCGTCAGTCTGTTCTTTTTTAAGTTGGTCTTTCATATCAGAAATAGTTGAGTTGATAGATTGCTGTAACTTTTTCTTTTCCAACTTGTCGACTGGATCAAGATCTTTAGTCGGTGTATTAAACAAGGTCTGTTTCTCGTCAGTCCAACCTAGCACCACAGTATTTTTAAGATCTTGGAAATACTCCTTGGTGCATGTGGACTCACTATTTTTAGTATTAGGACTAATTAGGTCAGTCCAAAGTTTACCTAGATCTCTTAATGTCTGTATAAGAGATACACCAGATTTGACCTTTGCAATGATTGCTTCTTTAAGGACTGGTTCAACTTGAGTTAATGCCGACGTAGTTATTAATTTTTGTTTTGTCATAATATATCCTTTCATGACTGTTTGATTATGGCGTTATTGCCTTTCGATAAGACCAATAGACCATAACTTGTTACAGTTTACAATAGATACGTAGGAAAAGTTAGGGAATTCCCTAACTTCTAACCATACCCTACCCCATGCACCCCTTTTATCAGACATGTTACACATGCGTATATATTACTATTTCACACAAATAAATCACATTTTTATGAGTTCGACCCCCCACCCCCCTCTATATAGGAACACCCCCCTTTGGAGTCCCAAACATCTTGCGTAAAAAATTTTTTGTAGTATATAATCGAACCAAATGACTATTGTAGTAGAACCAGAGTTGAATGTACCCATGAAAGAGGGTGAACCTTCGGCTGATCTAAAGACACGTGTAGAGGCAGCCGCGAATACAGCAAAGGAGTTGGGGGAACATGGTATCGACCTTGAGCCAACTAAAGAAGACAAAGACACAGCCGCAAGATTATCCGTTGCTTACGCTGATGATCCTGAAGATGTGTCGAAAAAAGTCACTGAAAAGAAAATGTCCACGCTAACACCCGCCTCTCTTGTCCTAACAGACAGTATTTTGAAGCAGTTTGGGCGTTCTGTAGTAGAAAGTGCAGTACAAATACGGCATTTGGTGACGAATAAGCTCATAGAAGAAACTGAAAACCCTGATCCGAGGGTCAGAATACGTGCTTTGGAGCTTTTAGGTAAGATTTCGGACGTAGGTTTGTTCGCTGAGAAGTCCGAAGTGACCATAACACACCAATCCACGGATGATTTACGCGAAAGATTGCGTTCAAAGCTTACAAAATTGGTAAATCCAGTCGAAGATGCGGCTGTAATTGATGGTAAACCCATAGATGTGGACAAAGAATTAGGTTTAGACGAGGAAAAAGGTGAATAAACACGCTCTTGACTTCTCTGAGGACGAAATTCAGGTCATGTTGGACAATTTAGACAAATATACACCTGAAGAAGTGGCTGAAATAGACAAAATGGTCGATGAATTAGCCACACGACAGCATAATCAGGCAGCATATGATGATTTGATAGCGTTTTGTAAGCACATGCAGCCCGATTACATAGTGGGGAAACATCATAGGATGCTTGCAACCATGCTTATGGACATAGAGCAGGGTCAAAAGGACAGAATCTGTGTAAATATTCCTCCCAGACACGGAAAGTCCCAGCTTGTTTCTATAATGTTCCCCGCTTGGTTCCTTGGACGTAATCCGAACAAGAAAGTTATGATGGTATCGCACACCACAGACTTAGCGGTGGACTTTGGACGTAAAGTGCGTAACTTAATTGCAACAGAAACGTACCAAGAGATATTTCCAACAGTGGCTTTGGCTGTGGATTCTAAGTCGGCAGGGCGTTGGAACACAAATTCAGGAGGTGAATATTATGCGTGTGGTATTGGTTCTTCTATTGCTGGGCGTGGTGCTGACCTCTTGCTCGTTGATGATCCCCATTCCGAGCAGGATGTTATAAACGGAAACTTTGAAGTCTTTGAGAAAGCGTACGACTGGTTTACTTTCGGTGCGCGAACACGTCTAATGCCTGGAGGTCGGGTAGCTATCATACAAACACGATGGCACATGGACGACCTGACAGGACGTGTTACCAAGGATATGGTGAACAACGACAAGTCTGACCAGTACGAGGTTGTGGAGTTCCCAGCCATAATGGACGTGGAGAACAAGAAGACGAAAGAGATTATGCAGAAACCTCTGTGGCCTGAGTTCTTTGACATGGAAGCCCTGCTCAGAACGAAAGCATCTATGCCTGTGTTCCAGTGGAACGCACAGTATCAGCAGGAACCGACAGCAGAAGAAGCCGCTATTGTCAAACGTGAGTGGTGGCAGATGTGGAAGAAAGAAGATCCACCGATATGTGAGTATATTATCATGTCTTTGGACGCAGCTGCAGAGACACACAACCGTGCGGACTACACAGGTCTGACGACGTGGGGTGTGTTTTTGAATGAAGAGGTGGACAACTATAACATTATATTGTTAAATAGCATAAAACGACGGTTGGAGTTTCCCGAACTCAAAGAGTTGGCTATGAACGAATATAGAGAATGGGAGCCTGACTCGTTCATCGTGGAGAAAAAGAGTGCAGGAACTGCGCTGTACCAAGAAATGAGGAGAATGGGTATACCTATACAGGAATATACACCACACAGGGGATCTGGTGACAAGCTAGCTAGACTTAACTCCGTGACTGACATTGTGTCATCAGGTCTGTGTTGGGTTCCCGAAACACGATGGGCAGAGGAGCTAATCGAAGAGATAGCAGGGTTTCCGTTCATGAGCCACGATGACTTGGTTGACTCCACCGTCATGGCGTTGATGAGATTCAGACAGGGTGGGTTTATACGACTGCCAAGTGATGAACCTGAAGAAGTCGTTTACTTTAAACAAAAGAGAGGCGGGTATTACTGATGGCTGTAGAGAAAGGACTATTCCAAGCTCCCAAAGGTGTGGAAGAAGAGGAAACAGAACAACTTGAGATAGAAATCGTAAACCCTGACATGGTCACGTTAGATGATGGTAGTATGGAGGTAACTATCGTACCCGATGCGGAAGGCATTAGCACAGGGGCGTTTGACGAGAATATAGCTGAAAATATGGAAGAAGATCAGCTAGCCGCTGTGGCTGATGAGTTATTGGGTAATATCGACTCTGACTTGGAAAGCCGTAAAGAGTGGGCAGATACCTTTGTCCGTGGTCTGGATGTGTTGGGTTTCAAATATGAAGAACGTAGCGAACCCTGGGAAGGAGCTTGTGGTGTGTACTCTAACGTGTTAGCAGAAGCAGCTATACGCTTCCAGGCAGAAACAATGGGTGAGACATTTCCTGCACAGGGACCTGTAAAAACAAAGATACTGGGTGAAGAAACCCGTGAGAAGCTAGAAGCGGCTAATCGTGTAAAAGCAGACATGAACTATCAGCTAACAGAGAACATGGTGGAATACCGATCAGAGCATGAACGTCTGTTATATAACCTTGGTTTGGCAGGGTCTGGGTTCAAGAAAGTATACTATGATCCTAATCTAGGACGGCAAGTTGCTGTGTTCGTACCTGCAGAAGATGTAATCGTGCCTTATGGGGCATCGCACATAGAAACAGCGGAACGTGTGACACATGTCATGCGAAAGACAAAAAACGAGTTGAAGAAGCTACAGGCTAGTGGGTTCTACGTGGACGTAGATCTTGGTGAGCCACAGGCATACCACAGTGATATAGAAGAACGTAAAGCAGAAGAAGGTGGATATTCTCTTACAAACGACAACCGCTACAGTATATACGAGGTACACGCAGATATAATTATAGATGGTGTTGATAATTCAGACGAGGGCATAGCCAAGCCATATATAGTATCTATAGAGCGTGGGTCATATAAAGTGTTAGCTATACGAAGAAACTGGAACCCAGACGACAGTTTAATGTTGAAAAGACAGCACTTTGTGCATTATGTATATACCCCAGGCTTTGGGTTCTACGGTCTTGGATTGATACATATCATAGGTGGCTATGCACAGGCAGGGACATCTATCATACGTCAGCTTGTAGATGCAGGTACTTTGGCAAACCTCCCAGGGGGGTTGAAGTCAAGAGGTTTGCGTATTAAGGGGGACGATACACCGATAGAACCTGGGTCTTTTAGAGATGTGGACGTACCATCGGGCAGTATACGTGACAACATCATGCCACTGCCATATAAAGAACCAAGTCAAGTATTATTAGCGTTATTGAAAGACATAACCGCTGAAGGACGTAGATTGGGGGCTGTAAGCGATATGAACATATCGGATATGTCTGCTAACGCTCCTGTGGGTACAACCCTTGCCCTGTTAGAGAGAACACTCAAGCCTATGGCAGCTGTACAAGCACGTGTACATTATGCCATGAAGCAAGAGTTTAAGATGTTGAAGATGCTCATGGCAGAATATGCGACTGCCGAGTATACGTATGTGCCGACTAGAGGTGACGTATCAGCTAAACAATCAGACTATATGATGATTGATGTCATCCCTGTATCAGACCCAAATAGCTCTACAATGGCACAACGTGTGGTGCAGTATCAGGCAGTCCTCCAAATGGCCCAGTCTGCACCACAGATATATGACCTGCCTCAGTTACATAGGCAGATGATAGAAGTCCTTGGGGTGAAAAACGCAGAGAAACTTGTACCAACCAAAGACGATCTCAAGCCTGTAGATCCTGTGAGTGAGAATATGGCAGCGTTACAAGGTAAACCGATGAAAGCGTTTATTTACCAAGACCAAGATGCTCATATCGCTACACATATGGCGTTTATGCAAGATCCTGTCATAGCACAAATGATAGGGCAGAACCCACAGGCGAAACAGATTATGGCATCTTTACAGGCGCACATAGCCGAACATTTAGGGTATAAGTACAGGAAAGACATAGAGGCACGTCTAGGTGTAGAACTACCACTTCCAAATGAGCAACTACCTGAAGACATCGAAGTCAATCTATCTAGACTGGTTGCTGATGCAGGTAAGGCTCTTGCTGAGTCAAACATGCAACAAGCAGCCCAACAACAGGCACAACAGAAAGCTCAAGATCCTATCGTACAGATGCAACAGGCAGAGTTACAGATCAAAGCACAAGAAGTACAACGTAAAGCTGAAAAAGACAAAGCGGACATAGCATTAAAGCAAGCTGAACAAGATCGAAAAGAAAAGAAAGACGAGTCAGACGCTATCTTAGAAGCGGCTAGATTACAAAGAGGCGGTTAATGGCGAAAACAATATTTGACGTTCTAGTGAGTAAAATCGAGGCAGATATAGCCTCTGCACAGGATTTCCTTGAAGCAGGGTCAGCAAAAGACTATGCAGGTTACAAGGAAGTTGTTGGACTGATCCGAGGTCTAAAGTCCAGCATAACACATATTCAAGACCTTGCGAAACAACAACTGGAAGGTGACGATGACTGAAGTAGTACAACTGACGGACGACGAACTAGAACAACAATTACCACGACCTGTGGGGTATAGAGTGCTTATAGCTTTACCTGAGATAGAAAAGACGTATGGCAACACTAGCGTCTTAAAAACAGATAAAGAGATACATCACGACTATATTATGTCTATCATGGGACTCGTTGTGGATATGGGTGATGGAGCTTATAAAGACAAAGAGCGTTTCCCTGATGGGGCATGGTGTAAAGAAGGTGATTTCGTAATGTTTCGAGCAAACAGCGGAACACGATTTAAGGTGGCTGGAAAAGAGTATCGTTTGTTGAATGATGACTCTATAGAGGCTGTAGTAGCAGATCCTCGTGGTATCACGAGAGCATAAGAGGTAAAAAATGGCATTTGAAAAAGTAGAATATAAGTTTCCTGATCCTGATGATACAGCGAACCAAAACATAGAGATAGAGGACTCTAGTGCTATAGAGGTCGATCTATCAGGCAAAAATGAGGAGAAAGATGAACCAAAAGCTAACGGAGCAGATGATAAGGGAATCCAGAAAGCTACGCCTAAAGATGAGCTTGAAGTCGAAGTTGTTGATGATACACCGAAAGCTGACAGGAATCGTAAGCCTTCTGAGCCACCCGAAGAGGTCACTGACGAAGAGCTTGAGGATTATTCTGAGAAAGTTAGAAAGCGTATACAGCATTTTAGTAAAGGCTATCACGATGAGAGGCGAGCAAAAGAAGCAGCCTTAAGAGAGCGTGACGAGTTAGAAAGGTTTGTAAAATCCATACAGGATGAGAACAACAAACTAAAAGGCAGTGTTAATAAGAATCAAACAGCTCTTGTTGAACAGGCTAAGAAAACAGCAGAGATCGAGCTTGCTCAAGCTAAAAGCGCATATAAAACTGCGTATGAGGCGGGAGACACAGATGCTATCCTTGCTGCACAAGAAAGTTTAACAAATGCTAAGATTAAGACCGATAAGTTAAATAATTTCAAAGTACCTCCTTTACAGGAGGAAACAGATGAGGTAAAAACTAAAGAGGAGCCTGAAAAAGCACCTGTTGTAGATAAACGGGCGCAGGACTGGGCTTCAAAGAACACTTGGTTCGGTACAGACGATGAGATGACAAGTCTGGCACTGGGCTTGCACAACAAACTTGCCAAGCAAGGAGTTGATTTGCAGAGTGACGAATACTACGAGGCTATTGATACTCGTATGCGGCAACTCTTCCCAGATAAGTTCGAAGAAGAGGTTGCAGAGACCGAAGAGGCTGAAAAGCCTAAAAAACAGGCTAATGTGGTTGCACCCGCAACGCGGAGCGTAGCACCCAAAAAGGTAAAGCTAACGCAAACACAAGTCGCCATCGCGAAAAGATTAGGAGTACCTATCGAATTATACGCCCAAAAGGTTGCAGAAGAAATGAGGAAAGAATAATGGCTGAGAATAGAATCAACAGAGAACTTGAAACTCGTGAGAAGACAGTACAAAAGAAGGCTTGGCAGCGACCCGAAACGTTACCTTCGCCCACGCCAGAGCCAGGGTATACGTACCGTTGGATACGAACAAGCACTCAAGGTCAAGTCGACGCTACTAACGTTTCCTCAAAATTACGTGAGGGTTGGGAACCCGTAAAGGCAGTTGACCATCCAGAAATCACTTTGGTAACTATCGAGAACGAAAAGTTCAAAGATAACATTGTGATAGGAGGGTTAATGCTGTGTAAGGCTCCAGAAGAACTCAAAGATGAAAGGACTGCGTATTTCAAGGCGCAAACCGACAATCAGATGAAGTCAGTAGATAACAACCTCATGCGAGAAAACGACCCTAGGATGCCGTTATTTAACGAACGGAAGACTAAGGTCACTTTTGGTAAAGGCAATTAATTTTAACAGGAGACTATTTTCATGGCTTATCCAACTATTGATGCCCCTTATGGGCTAGTACCCGTTGGTTTGATTGGTGGTCGTCCTTACACAGGTGCTACTCGACAAATGAAGATAGCTAGCAACTACGGCACAGCTATCGGAAAAGGCGACTTAGTAAAGCGTGTAAACGACGGAACTATTGAGCGTGACGGAAGTACAACCGCTTTCCCAGCGACTGGGACGTTAGGTGTTTTTATGGGCTGTCAGTACACTGACCCCAATACAAGTCAGCTAACATTCAACAATCAATATCCTGGCAGCATCGTTGCTAGTGATATACATGCGTTTGTTGTTGATGACCCAGATATTATCTTAAAAGCAGCTATCTGCTCTTCAGGTACAACAATGGCAACATTGGGAAGAACGGTTATTGGTAACAAAGCTTCAATCATTAGTAATACACTAAATACTACTAATGGTGCATCCAAGCTTGCTATCAACAACTCCGTTGCTACCACTTCAACACTACCATTTCAAATCATTGATGTAGTTGACAGCACTGCGACAGGTAGCGATACCTTCCAAGAAGTGCTTGTCATATACAGCACACATACTGATAATGGTAGTAACGTGTTCATCGGTGGACACGCTTATCGTAACCCAGTTGGACTGTAGGAGGTATAGACAATGGCAATTTCTAGAGCGCAACTTCTTAAAGAGCTACTTCCTGGTCTTAATGCACTATTCGGTTTAGAGTATGCAAAGTACGGGGAGGAACATGCGGAGATCTTTGAATCAGAGACTTCTGACCGTTCTTTTGAAGAAGAAACTAAACTATCAGGCTTTTCTGCTGCACCAGTCAAAGACGAAGGTTCTGCCATCGAATATGACAATGCACAGGAAGCATTCACAGCTCGCTATACACACGAGACAGTGGCGATGGGCTTCGCAATTACTGAGGAGGCTATCGAAGATAACTTGTATGACTCTTTGTCAGCACGTTATACAAAGGCACTAGCTCGTGCAATGGCGTACACCAAGCAGGTAAAAGCAGCAACTATCTTAAACAATGCTTTTGACTCTGGTACTACCTATGGAGATGGAGTGGAGCTTTGTTCTACTGCACACCCATTAGTGAGTGGTGGAACTAACTCCAACGAACCATCAGTAGCCGCTGATCTTAACGAGACTTCATTAGAAGCCGCTGTTATTCAGATCGCAGGGTGGACAGATGAAAGAGGACTTCTCATTGCAGCAAGACCTCGAAAGTTAGTGATCCCACCGAATCTACAGTTTGTGGCAACAAGATTGTTAGAAACTGAAGGCAGAGTAGGAACTGCGGATAACGACCTCAATGCACTACGCAACAATGGTTCTATCCCAGAGGGCTACACTATCAATCACTATCTGACTGATACAGACGCTTTCTTCCTGCTAACTGATGTACCAAACGGTCTAAAGCACTTCACACGTAGTCCAATGGCTACATCTATGGATGCTGACTTTGACACAGGTAACAGCAGATATAAGGCTAGAGAGAGATACTCTTTCGGTGTATCTGATCCATTAGGAATCTTTGGTTCCCCAGGAGCCTAAGAAAAAATCAAAGGGCGGCTTGCGGGTCGCCCTTTTTTACTTTATACTACGCTTACCTTGACAATCACATGGTGTGATTGACTTCAGCCACGACAAGGAGGTTCACATGGCTAACACTACATTCAAAGGAACATTGCGTTCTGAGGGTGGTTATTCTTCAATAGCTACAGCAGCATCAACAGGGGTAGAGACTACACAAATGTCTATATCTTCTGCTGGTTTTACATCCCTAGACGCAAATACAATGGCAACCGAAGCAGGCACAGGTATTACAGGCGGCACAGGAACT